CAGCGGCTTCAGAAACCATGTCTAAATTTTTACGGGTATCTTCGTGATACATCGACAAGTAACCTTGAAGGTTTTTAGCCATTGATCCTTGATTATCCAACAACAGAGAAAGTAGCTCTCTGATCGAGTCGTTGCGTCGATGCCAATCTTGTGAATTATCGGAAGCGCATTGAACATCAACGAAAATTTGACCAAGGTTATCTGATTCGATCTTGTTCTCAAGTTGTTCTTTAGCCCAATCCCAGAGATCAACAAAATTTGAGTTTGCCTTGATGTTCTCCGAGTCTTTCACTTTGAAGGCGTAAATCTTCTCAGGAAAATCGATACCAATTTTCTCAAATTTAACCTTCATGGAATTGATGCGGCGTGGGTTGTTGTTTCCGTACCCACGTTGACCGACTAATTTGAATCGATCTATAATTACATAAACATTACCAGATTTATTCTCATCAACCTGTGAAGCCTTCCAGTGACCCGACATACCTTGTGGGTAGCGGTCAGCATCAAAATCATACTCGAATACTTTGCTGTTAATTTTTTTCTGATGCTCTTTGTCGGTAACTGAGGAGCGAGTTGACGCCCCATAAAAATTTGACATTGGAAACTTGGGTAAAGAGGAAAGCTTGGTTGTCGGCCCGTCAAACATTTTATTCCACGCTTTTTGAGCCTTTTTATCCTCAAACTTTATCAACCAAACTTTTTTCTGTTGATTGATCTCCAAGTCCAAAAGTCTACCCAATACCCCAGAATTGCTTCCAGTATCATTGACAACGACAATGGCATTATCGCTCGCCTGTAAGCGGCCCCAATCATGTTCTAGTCGTAGACGGAAACCTCTGTTGGGTTTTTTGAGTTGAGATACAGATACACCCTCTGGCGTTGCATAAGAGTAACCGTTTACCTTCTGACCATTGAAAGTAACGCCATCAGAAATCAAGCTTCTCAGATTATACAAGCCATTGGAAAGATCATTAACGGAAGCTATTAAGCATTTAGCGTCCCACAAAGTTTTGCAATCAGAAAATTGCTTTTGAATTACAGACAATAACTCTTTGCGAACTTTTTTAAGTTTAGATACAATGGCCTTGCGAGTTTTGTCGGTGAATTGTAGTTTTTCGCGGGAAGCTGAAATATCTAAATCGCCAATCTTGAATGTAATATCTACATTTCCGCGCAAAATATCAATGACTTCTTCGTTTTCATCTTCAGATAAATTTAAAGAGTATCGATCAATAGGATAACCAATATTCCCCATGATCGCGGTTGCATTATCATCAGAATAACGAGATTCAGACTGAAACCATTTCCAATCAGAACCCTCAAAAACTAAATTTTTATCAGTGTAAACAAACTGAGCCGCGCCTTTTATAATTGGCTTTACTTTGAAGTAAGAAAACAAATCATACGCCTTTTTTGAAAAATGCTCAATGTCATTATCTTTTACAGCAATAACAATCTCAATTCCATTTTCTTCGTTGGTTGATTCTTGAGAGAGTTTTGAAATTTGACCCACCTGAGAAGGATCGATAAACGCATTCCAAGTGGTCTTTACTCCATCCAAAAAAGAATTAATAACAAAGTTATCTCCATAAGAAAACGCAGACTTAGAGCCAATGCCCAGCATTCCGGTTTGGTCATTAGTTTCTCGTTTGGTGGACTCTCCATAAAAAGCATAAACATCGCGTACTTCTTCATCAGAAAGAGCGGGGCCAAAATCTCTAACCTTAAACTCTAGGTTTAAAGGGGTGGGAATAGTTACCTCAATCGGGCGATCACCGCATCCAGCTTCAACGTGAGCGTCAACAGCATTGCAACTGTATTCGCGCACTACAGCGAGAATTGAATCAGAATAAAGTTGGTTACGCAGAACGTGAAAGATGTGAGCGTAGCCTGAGTCTTTTATTCCAAAGTTTACCGAGTCTTGAACTCCGTTGGAATCTAATTTGGTTTGATTAATGTTTGGTTTCATGTGTAGGGTTTCTTGTTTTCGTTGTCGTTATGTTCTTAATATAGCATTGTTTTGACCTCCTGTCAAATAGTTTTTTAAAAAAAGTTTGTTATCGGTAGGATATAAAAAAACCTTTAAATAAAGAGGTTTACATTTATCTCCATTCTTTCGGTAGGAGAAGATTCTTCTGGTAGGTTTCGCTCATTGTGTTTCTTAGTCTACGGATCGCTGTTAGTTGAATTTGTCTAACTCTTTCTTTTGTGATTCCAAAGCTATCTGCGACCTCTTCTAATGTTTGTCCAATTCCATCTGAAAGTCCGAATCTTCTGGATATAATTATTTTTTCTCTAGCGGGTAATAAATTAACATGATCGATTAAGTGTCCCATATCATCAGAATTTTCCGCATTGTGAGATGGCATTGGTGCATCTTCATCTTCCAACACATCTATTTTACTTTTAAAATCAACGCCCTTGCCGTCTGATAGCGGTTTATTTAAAGAGTCAACACATAAAACTCCATTGTTCAATAAACTATTTAAAGCGTCTTTCGGTAAGTCTACTTCTGCTTTTATTTCAGATATAGATGGGCGTCTGCCAACTTCAGATTTAAAATTTGATACGAAATTTAATATTTTACCTACATGAATCGATAGATGATGAGGAATTCTAATTGCTCGCCCTTTTATACTGAGCATTCTTCTCATGCTATTTTTAATCCATAAAGCAGAGTATGTGGAAAATTTTCCGCCGTTATTTATATCAAACTTTTCTACAGCGGTCATTAAGCCTATTGTTCCTTCGTTTATTAAATCTTCAAGCTCAGAACCCAAGTGCTGATATGAGGGTGCTATAGAAACAACAAGTTTTAAATTATGTAATACTATTAAATCAAAAGCCTTTAAACCTTCAGCCTTTTCTTCCTCTGTGGGATTTTCGTTATCTCTATATTTATGATACGTTTTAAACAATTCGTTTAGTTCTTTGGTGTTGTAAACTTTTAAGTCAGTTAAGCCTCTGAGCAATCTATCCAAGCCAACACTTCTATTTGCTAGTCCTTTCTTCATATTTAATCCTTTATATAATTTGGTAGGGAAGGCGGGACTTGAACCCGCACGAACTAATGTTCGACAGATTTTAAGTCTGTTGTGTCTGCCAATTCCACCACTTCCCCATTATTTTAAATCTTCTATTCCTTCCACTTGGTATCCGTTCCAATACCAACTGCCGTCATATTCTTCTGATACTTTTCCTTTCTTGTCCATTCGGATGTAGGAAAAATCTCCCGATACGCCTTGGAAGCAACCAAAGTCTTGCAAGGGTAGAGTCGCCGTTTTCGGGCTACCATTGTCGTATGTATGGTCAATGCAAACCATACGCGCATGAGTAGCGTGTTTCGGGGGGCGAGGTATCTCCACCGCCCAATCTTTTGTGCCTACCGTGACAACAGGTTTTTTTTGAAATCTAGCCATCTTTTCTCCAATCATGATTAGTTACAAATTCAATTAGCTCATGTAAAACAAACGCTAAAACTACAGGCGGCAACGCGATCATTAAAATAACAATAATATTCATTATAGGAAAGTTCTTTTCGTAATTAACTCGTATACTTTTTTGAAATCCTCTGAAACCGAAAATTTTCCTTGAGTTGTATAAACTAAAGTTTGATCGTCTATATCGGATTCAATAGCTACAACTTGATTAGTGTTTATTGTCAATGCGCGTTTGTCTACTGCACTTGCAAACTTTGATATTTTTGTTAATGTTATAAACGAGTTTTCCATATTATTCTCCTACTGTTCCATCTTTCCCAATTTCTAAACCGCGATAACGTTCCATTTCACGGACATCGCAAAACCATTTTTCTTTTTTCATGGATTCCATCTCATCCCGCTTTTGCCACTCTTCTTCAATAAAGGACTTGAGAGCGCGGCCCGTGCCATTGCCATCGGTAGCTTCTAGCATATTACAAAGACGATTGTAAATCTCATCTAATATTTGGCGGTCAGTCATTTTTTTTTCTTTCTTTAACTTATTCCGTTTTCGATTAAAGCCGCTTCCCAAATAACACTGGTAGTTAAAGTAGGGTGTTGATCGTAATACATAATAAAGGAGTCAACAACTTGCGCTTCTAGTCCGTGTTCTTTTGCTTTATTTAAGGCTGATTTAATTTCTTTCAGTCTGGTTTTTTCTGTGTCTACTACTAATTTTTCTTGATTCATATTTCTGCTATTATGGTATATTTTTGATTTACAGTCAATGGTTTTTAAGAATCTTCTTCGGTCAAGTCCCAATCAAGTTTTGCGGATTCGATTGCTTCTTTAATGCTTGATGACTCTTTGTATCGCTTCATGGCAGACCATACAAATTCTGGAGTTAGCTCGTAATCTTCTGCTAATTTAAGTGCTTGAGAGATTATTTTAAGTTCGTTAGATGGACTCATTTCAAATCATTTTCTCTGTCGTTTTCATCCAAGAGCCAAGCAACCGCAATTAAGCCCACTATAATTGCGGAAACGGATACTAATAATTCCATTTTAATTTATAAAGTGTTATCGTTTATATAAATGGTTTGATATATTTCGTGGCTCTCTGGCAAGCCAATCGGATCATCCTTCGGGGGTTTGGACGGCGGATCAATACGGCTATTCTCATTAATCATTACGCCGCCAATGATAAACAATGCGACAAGCATAATTGTAATAGTTATTTTTTTATTTTTCATTTAATAGTCAATTCCTGCTTCTTGTTGAGTGTTGTGTCTTTTGGGTATGTCTGGACGCTCTCGTTCAATTAAATTTACAATGTCTAAACAACGATCAAAAAGTTGATCTCTGGTAAGCTCTAGTTCGCCATCGGCAACAAAACTTTCGGCTTTAGGGCATCGTTTGTATATTTGCTCTATGATTTCAAGGTTTCTCATTTCGATCCTGTTTTATTTCATTTGATGTTTTTAAGGTGAATTCTTTTACCGCTACTATCACTTTATCGGCAAGTTGTTCGCAAGCAGACTTGCTGTGTAAATTCCAATCCTGCCCAACAGGCATATCTGTCTGTGCTTTATGCAGGGCGTTTGCTATAACCTCTTTCATTTTTTAAACTTTATTAGTTTCATATCTCCATGAGACTTCTCATAGAATTTAATATACTCAAGAGCATCTGCTTTATCCGCTCCCGTGTATAGGTGCATCGTTCCGTCACCTTCTTTTAGGTGGACTTGATATTCATAATTAGATTGATGTTCATGGCTAGATGTCGCGCATCCAACCAAGACTAATGATAGTGCAATATATTTAATCATTTTTATTAACTTAGTTCGTGTTTAAAGGCTTCTACTTCTTCACCGTTATCCATCTTCAGGCAATAAATATCACCCTTGATTTTCATGATGGTTGCGTACCCGCTACAAACGTGTTCGTCAGGGTCATTCCAATATACTTCAAATCCAACTTCAAGATTCATAATTTAATCCTCCAATACTATTCCAGCTTTAGAAAGAGCGTCCGTCCAGATTTCCTTCTGAGCATTCATAATCTCATCTGCAATTTCTCCTCTCGCAAAATCAGAAAGTAAATCTGTTTGTTTCAATGCGTGAGACTGCAATACTGTCATTATGGCTTCTTTTTCCTTGCTCATGATTTTAATGTAGCACAATTTTTGAACAGTGTCAAACGTTTTATGTATTTATTTTTTTAGATTTTTCAAGCTTCAGGAATGCAGATGTAACCACATCGTAAGCAATGTCCTCTGCGATTGTTTGTCTCAGTTCCTCAGTGAAAGTCTGAGGGCAATCTAACTTATCCATGTAATCAAACACGGCGAACTGAATCTCTTCTTTTAAGTCTGGTATTTTGTATCCCATATTATATTCCTTTCCCGTAGGGGATTGCTTCTAGTCTTTCAATTTCTTTTTGTAGATTATCAATGTGGTATTCTTTTACCGCTTCATTCTTCTGCTCTACGGAGTCAAACTCTTTGTAGAGGTAGATTGTCTCCAGATGTAAGTCATCTTGAGTAAGGTCTTGAGCCTTGATAATATCTAGTGGGGTTGTCTCCCCGTTCCACTTGGAGGCTAAATTGTTGTATGGATTTGTGAGTTGCTTCCACACTTCTTCCTCCATGATTCCTTTGGCTCGATACCAGCTTTCAGAACGCTTTTTCCATGCGTTAGCTTCCCAAAGCATATACTTGTCAGCACGTTGCCAATACTCTTTGGAGTTGGGGTGGAAAGGGTAGTCGCCCATGCTATCATCAAAGTAAAGACCATACCCGTCAAAGTCATAACGTGGACTGAACCAATCGTTAGAATTAAAGTCACACTGTTCGGTAATGCCAAGGTTGGCTCCAGAAAATTGTCGCTTCTTTCGTGCTGGGCCAAGAGTTGTCTCGTTGTCCCAATCGTATTTGTAGCCCTCGAAAGATACAGCCCATGTACCAAGTCTCATGTAGAGTAATTCGGATTCGTCTATGCGGAAGGCGGGTATGCCTGTCTCGACTACTTTCAACGGGTCTGGCTCTTGCGTAATCATGTTTTTAAGATAACACCTTTTTTAAGAAAAGTCAAGTGCTAAAATGAAGCAATCGCATAATCTTTGTTTTTGAGTTCTATATCATAGTCAACAGGCATATCAAAACTTTTGGCGGGTGTAGCAGTAGGCATATCTGCATGACTACGGGGATTGGGCTTGTCAGGATGCGACTCTGAGTAATGAAATAGCGGCTTGTAGTAACCTCCTCGCATCCATGTCTTGTAGCACAAACGATGAG